CTTGCCGCTGTTTCGCAGACCCCGGTGTGGGCGTTCAATGGCGGATCTATGGTCAACCTGTCCGCTGATGCGCTGATTGAAGCAAAGTCTGGGAATCGACAGAAGGTGTGGAATATTCAGCGGGGGTTGAATCGTCCGCTCTGTTCTTGGTTGCGGCTCGCGGCTCGCGCTGAGGGGCGTGAAGATGATGCGAACCGGTTCGATCTGGAAATTAAGTGGGCCGACGTCGGCTCGCAGACGCTTTCCGCCGCGTCGGACGCTCTAGGCAAGCTCGCAACAAATCTTGGCGTTCCCGTGGTGAAGCTATGGGAGATGATCCCCGGCATTTCACATCAGACCGTTGAAGATTGGGTCAAATACCAAGAATCTCATCCGTCTGGTGATGATGCTGCGGCAATCGCGTATGCGCGTCAGGTGATGCCAGATCCGGCGGTGTCTGATGGCGCTAACGGCTGAGGGGCGACGTCTTACTGATCGTCATCGTGTCGCGCAGGTGAAACTACGGAATGGCGTGGAGGTTGAGGTCAAGAAGGCGATGCGTCTCCTTGACTTGGACAATATTTCGGGTTCATGGTCGTGGAAGCTTGAACTACTAAACATTATGCAGGATGGTTTCAGCGATTCGGTGAAGCTCGCAACCACATACATGCAGACGTTTCCTGAGGCGGATGCGGGTATCACTGAGCAGATTGTCGTCCCGCGTTTCTCGACGACGGATGCCGACGCAGTGATCAACGCTGAGGGTGTTGCTGCGATCAAGAACGGGATCAAGAACGGAGAACTCCCCGAACAGGCTGCCGGCCGCGTCTCCTCTACGCTAGCGGCTGCGATTGGGCAACAAGTAATGGCCGGTGGCCGTAATTTGATTGATTCGACGGTGCGCTATTCGGGGCGTCGTGGCGGTTATCGTCGTGTCGCTGGAGGGTCGGCGTGCGCATTTTGCGGAATGCTGGTCGGTCGCGGCCCGGTCTATTCGCAGGACACGGCATATTTTCGCGCGCATGGCCGCTGCGGCTGTACTGCTGAACCTGTATATGGAGATTGGGTACCAACCGATCTTGAGGCACAGTGGCGCGCGGCCTATAAGGAAGCCGCAATGTCTGCCGACGACTACAAACAAGCACGGCTCGCCCCGGTGTTTGCGGAAGATAGAACCGAGGACACGATTCTTTGGCGTATGCGACGCCAACATCCCGATCTTTTCACTGACGGAGTGAAGGATGCAGGCCTACTGGGGGCTACGCGTCCCGCCCCGCGAAGAGGAAAGAAATAGAAGAACTTGCCCGCCCTGGTGGCGGGTTTTTTCATGCCCAAACCCAGGTGGTTGAAGGCGAAGAACTAAGGACCCAGGAGGCCCACAATGAAGCAACCGAAGCCGTGGATCCGGTTTATTACGGACGCTCCCGAAGGTGGATCCGGAGAGAATCTGGACGCCCCGGAAGTTGAAGCAGAGACTGGCGAAGCCGAGGACGAGGCGGAAGAAGAATCTTCCAACTTTGACCCGAAGCAGGCAATGGACAAGATTCGCAAGGCGAACAACGAGGCTAAGAATCAGCGCGAGCGTGCGAAGGCTGCGGAAGCGAAAGCTGCTGCGGCTGGCGACGCAACTTCTCGCGCAGAGAAGGCAGAACGCAAGGTTATGCAGTTGGAAACTGCTCTCAAGTTCAATCTTCCCGCAACGATAGCAAGTCGACTACAGGGAGATACTCCCGAAGAATTGGCCGCTGATGCGGAAGAGCTTTTGAAACTGTTCACCACGAAGCCTGTCCCGTCAGATCGGCCTAAACCCAAACTGAAATCGGGGCTACTCACCGACGATGACGCCGACGAATCAGCCGCGTCAATTGTGAAGAAGGCTCTCGGTCGCTGACCTAAATACACTCGTGGTTCGCCACAGAACGCACGGGTGTCCATTTCGACTCCTAGGAGGTTACTGTGGCGAATGTTTTCGAAAAGCCGGACAAGTTCGCGGCTACTGCGTTGGAGATTCTCCAGCGTGAAATCAAGGGCGCGGGCCTTTTCGTCTACAAGTACGGCAAGGCTGATTATGTGGGCGCTAAGGGCGACACCGTGATGGTGAAGCGCCCCCCCGATCCTGCGGGCACGTGATGCAGGTTTCCGTACGCGCAATACTCTCGTCGTGGACAACATCGTTCAGTCGAAGATTCCGGTGAAGCTGTCGAAGCATCCTTATTCTCGGGTGGAATTGTCCCCCGAAGAGGCGACGCTCGATGAAGTGAACTATGTGCGTGACGTGCAGGCGCCACAGGTTCGCGCGATTGTAGAAGATTTCGACGAGTCGATTGCAGCCACGCTGCGGGCCGCGACGTTTGTGAACGAAGTGTCGTTCACTCCTGGCACTACGGACGATTGGAGCGACCCCCGTAAGGTTGCTCGACGGGCGAAGCGTCTCCTTGATTCTTCGTACGTTCCTGCGTCTGGGCGTTACTGGCTCGTTGGTGCGGCCATCTCGGAGAAGATTGCCACCGTGGAACAGCTCCTTGAGGTGGACACTTCCGGATTGCCGGAAGCTCTTCGCGATGGTGTTGTGGGACGCCTGTCTGGGTTCACCATCGTTGATTGGCCTACTCTGGCGGACGACGAATCGTTCTTCGTACACAATACTGCGGTTGCGATTTCTGCGGTCGCTCCGGTTGTGCCGAATGGAGCGAAGGCTGGCGCGACAATTGCAGACACTGGCCTTGCGGTAACCCAGGTGTGGGACTATCAGTCGGCAACCATGGCCGATCAGTCCACAGTTCACGCTTTCACGGGCGCGAACCTGGTAACCGATCCACATGTTGTTACAGCGACTGAGGCGGCAACCGGTGGAACGTATGAAGGTCAGCAAGTTGGCGCTATCGCTCTTGTCGATGATGAGCCCGTCTTGGAGTTTGTCCGCGCCGTCAAGGTGAATTACACCGCGCCGTCGGGGGAATGAGTTCCGTAGTCCCAGAAGCGGCGACGTTAGCCGGGACTACGGATGAAACGCCGTCTTTGGATTGGTTGAAAGCTGACCTGTTGTCCTACGCGAATGTGCGAGGGTTGGCGGTCAGCTCGTCTATGACGAAGGCGGAGATTCTAGCTGTGATTGAAGCGGCGCAGGAGGCGTGATGAGCGAGAATCCTATTGCGGCTGAGCTTTTGACGTCTGAGGACTTGTCTGCGTGGCTTGGGGAACCTATCTCTGAGGATGCGGACAAGACTCGCGCCGCTTCGCTCATCGGATACTCGTTCACGCTGATCTTTCTCGAAACTGGCCGTGACGTGGCCTATTGGGTAACGAACGGGCTGCCGCAGGCTGTCCGTGAGGTTGCCTTGCAGGCCGCGTCACGCGGCTATACGAATCCAGATTCATGGAAGTCTGAACGGATAGATGACTGGCAAGGGTCGGGACGTCCGGTAGAAGAACTGGGCATGTATTTGACGGCGACGGAGAAGCGTCTACTGTCGAGGTTTGCCGAGGTTCGATCTGTCGGAATCAGTGTCTTGGACACGTACCGGGATGACCCTGAAGAGATTGGGTATCGTCCGTGGTTTGATCCTGATACTGGTGGACTGCCTGGGTGGTGGCGTCGATGAGAGGGCGGATACCCATTTCGGGACGTCGTGCTGCGGATAGACTCATGACTTCCTCGTGTGAGATCGTTCGCCTCACTGCTGGTGAGGATGAGGACGGTCTCGACGTGACTACCGAGACCACGATTTATGCGGGCCGGTGCAAGGTTCAAACCTATGAGCCGTATGAGTCGAATCTCGTCATTGTTGGGAATCCGGTAACACAACAGCGGTATCAGCTTCACATCCCATGGGGTGCTGCCGTCCTGCAGGTCGGTGACATTGCCCGCGTGGAGGGCCGTGCACGTCCGCTGCGGATTGTCGCATTGCTTGATAAGACACATGCGACAGCGCTACGTGTCGCGTGTGAGGAGGTGTCTAATGCCAACGGTTGATATTGACATGCACGAGGTTCGGGATCTCGCTGCCGACTTCTCGCAGATCCCTGGCGAGCTTGCCCGCCACGCCATCCCGGTCGTTGAGAAGGCCGCGATGAACGTAAAGAAGCAGCTTCTAGCGGAGATGCGGGCCTCGAAGCATTTCAAAGGCTTCGCGAGAATCTCGTATGACATTTCCTCATTTCAAGGTTTCGGTGGTGGGGAGATCGTCGCGGAGATCGGACCCGACAAGGACGGGCCTGGTGCGGGAGCTAATATCGCCTACTTCGGGACATATAAGGGTGGTGGGACGGTGCCTGATCCGCGCGGTGCCCTGGAGGCGGAGTATCCGAATCTGGAGAAGCATCTAGCTGATTTGGCTGAGGAGTTGTTCGGATGAGCCGCGCACACTACCGGGCGATCGAGGCACACCTCAAGGAGCTGATCCTCTCAGGCAAGACGGTTCCCGGGTTTCTCGGAGACCCGCCTGCAAATACGGTACTGCCATACACGTTCATTACGCCGGTGCCTGCTCCCGCGCATGCGGAAAATGTGGCAGGCAGCAGGGACGTTCTCGATG